CCAACAATAGAGGCTGCAGCACCAACTATGTTAGTTAATTCAGCATCACCAACAAATGTAGATACTCCACTTACACGTAAATTGGTAAAATTAGAAGTACCAGATGTATTGATACCTGGAAGATTACTTAATCCAGAACCATCACCAAGGAATTTATTTGCAGTTACGACACCAGCAATATTAACACCATTACTAACATGTAAATCACCTAATATTGTAGCCCCCGTGCTAATAGTTTCAAATTTACGTACGTTATCATAGAACAGACGAACTGGGCCATCTGTTTTAAAATCTGCCATACTTTCGGCAGCACCTGCTTTACTAATTACAACTGCTGCTCCGTTTGAATCTAAGTATAGATTTCCCGTTGCTTGATCTTTTAAGTAACTATTTGAGCCGTCATGATATAAGGTTAAATCTGAGCCATCTCCGAATGCAACCTTTGCATTGTCTGCAAATTCTAAAGTATCTACGGATGCATCCCACATTGCCGTATAATTATCACCACTAATATTAATATCTCCACCAGAAAATGTTGTTACACCAGATACATTTAAATTTAAAGTTGTAACTCCTTTTCCAACTTTAACATTAGCTAAAACACTAAGACCATTATTTTCAGCAGTTGTTGTTCCAATACCAACACTACTTAAAGTATGAATACCTGTTGAGTTTGTTGCAAATTTACCAGATCCTGCTACAGCACTAGATGAAATTTCAATCGCCCCTGTTGGTCCACCAGAAAGAGATATATTTGTTCCCGCAGTTATTGATGTTACGATACCTGATAATAAAGTGCTTCCATTATTACCTGCACCAGTTAACAAACTATAAACTTCATCAAAATTAGCATTTATCTTACCAGCACCAACTCTCAGACTATCGCCTGTTCCGTCATCTGCTGACGATCCCGTGTTTATACCTAGCTTTGCCATTATGGAGTTTTAGATGTAGAAATATTTAGACCGTTATATTATGTAGCGTAGTTTTTAAACTTCATTTTACTGGTTCTTATAACTTGGTCTCCAGTTATAATACCAACTGCACCCTTATCATTGAAAGAATTGAATGAATTTGTGGCAGATACTCTATCATTAAGAACTATCTTACCCCAACTATAATCACCAAAGAAATATTCAGGGCCAACAACACCACTTGCTGGAGCAGGATAATTTAGATAAGAAGTTGCTATACCACCACCAAATACTTGACCACCACCAGCATCAAATGTGATAGAACCAGCATCGAAAGAAATGTCGGTAGAATCAAATTTCACAGTTCCAATACCAGTTACCCTAGCAGATACCTCTCTAACAACTGTAGTCACTCCAGCATATCCATGACCAGTTACAAAAGTCTTAGTATCATGATAAGTAAGAACTTGATATACACAATCTAAGTTATTACCAACGTAGGTTTCACCTGTTGAAACATTTCCATTTTCAGTATTGGGTATAAAGTGTGTTGTTATTCCAATTTGAGTTCCATCTATTCTAGCAGTAGCAAAAGTTGTTGATCCAATACCTACACTAGAGTTTCTAACAACAAAATAATCACCAGTTTGAATTCCACTAATAGCAGATGTTCCTATCGCTGGTTGTGTTATATCATCATTCCTTATTGGTGAATTCTTAGGAATAAAGAGTTGGAATACAGCTCTGTTTTGTCCACCCACTGTGGTGGTTCCAAATCCAACTATTACACCAGAGTCTCCAGAGTATTCAATGACACTATTATTTTCAGTAACAGAAGGTGTGGTTGGAGGACTAATCAACACAAGTGGTGGATTAGCGGATGTGTATCCTGTACCAGATGTGCTAGTTCCACCAAATGATACTGTGATACTTGTTACAATACCTGCTGTTATGGATGCTGTTGCAGTTGCTCTAAATGTGGCTCCTAATCCAGTTGGACTCTCAATTGAAACCTCTGGTGCAGTTATATAACCAGATCCACCATCAGAAATTACTACAGAGGAAACTTCAGATGTATCATCGTTTATAACAGCAGTAGCAGCTGCTCCAACTCTAGTTATTTCTGATTTTAAAGTAACTGCTTTTTGGAAATCAGTATTAACTTTATTTTCATTTGCTGGATTAAAGAATGGTCTTACATTATCAACATAAACAACAGTTGATCCGACACCAACAGGTTGAGTTAGATATCCATTTGGATGAATTCTAGGTTCATACAATTCACGATCTTTTGCGACACGTTTACCACTAACAAAAATATCTTCCATTTGCCTACACCAGACAACTGGACGCAACATTCTACTGTTAGATGTTAATCCAGGCCCAAAGTATGGGCGAGTATTTACAGAACTAGAGGAAACTATATCAGTTACAGTTCTAGGATCTTGATTTAAAAATTCATTTTGAGGGATATCAAGAGGATTTTGTTTAAGTCTACTATCTGCTGTAAGTGTTAAATTATCACCTTTCTTAACGGTATCAATCACATCTACATCAACAACATCAACACCACCTGTTCCTTTATAGAAGATGAATTTCATTGAATCACCTTCATATGAACCATCAGGATTAGATCCTTTAGGTGCTTCTTCAAATGTTATGTTACTTCCACCATTAAAGAAATATGATTCACCAGGAACTTGTAAAATATCATTTATGAATATAAGCAAACAATCTTGAACGGATACAAGTGATCCTGCTTTTGATTGTATTGATAAAGAGTCACCATTTTTTGTAATTGGGAATGTTTTCCTTACACCATCAAATAGATTGGAGAAATCATCAAGAACATCCAATACACCAAGAGACCATCCAGTGAACACATCATTATCAGTTGATTCAATAGTTAATCTAAATTCATCTGTTGTATCAGTATAACTTGTATTAGTTGGAATACCTGTTGTTCCCCCAAAAGGAACTTTAAGGATATGACCAACATTATATCCAAATCCTGTGTTAGTAAGTTTAAAGTCAATTACACTAGATCCTTGACCAACAACTATACTAGCCCTTGCACTAGATCCACCTGTAGATGGAGATGTAGAACTATATTCTAAATCAATATCATCATAAGATAATGGATCGTCAATAAGAACCTTCAATAATTGATTAACTTTACCACATCTTGCATAATTATGAGCTCTTGTTGATATACCTGTATTAACTTCAAAGTCTGTTGAATTTAATACTCTAATAACAGTTGATCCATCAAAAGCAGGATCCTGCTTGCTTTCTGAGTTATTATTTGCTCTAGGAGCTATTAGCACTGGTTGAGCAGATCCACCTGAATGGTAAGTTGTTGGAACTGTTGTTACTCCAGCGTTAACTGTAAATTGAGTTGCACTAGCAACTCCAATAACTTTAGCACCACAGAAGATAGGATCTGTTGTTCTTGGATAGGTATGAATTCCAACACCAAGAGCACATGTAAACCCAAGACCAGTTAATAAAACATCACTATTCTTTCCTGTTGTACTTAATCCATGAGCACCAGATGTTGTAACTGTTAGAATACCAGTTACATTATTATAGATTGCACTTTGAACACCAACAGCAGGTGCATAATCACATGTAAATGCAATGCCTGAAAGAACTACTTCATTACCAACACTCAAACCATGAGCAGTTGAAGTTGTGATTGTAGATATACCAGAAATTGAAGAATATCCAACATTTGAAATATCTCTTGGTGCATAAAATACGCGAGTATCAGTTATTGCTATTCCTGTAATATGGCCACCAGTTACTTGTGCTGTTCCAATTGCAACAATGTTGCTACCTGATAAGTTTTCTCTTTGAATTGAAACATTAACGGTTTGTATTCCAGATCTATATCCAGAACCAGAATTTCCTATAGCAATAGAACTAATTGTACCCGCAGCAGATACAACTGCTGTTCCACCTGCAGATACTAATGGTTGATAATTAAATCCGTGACTAGATCCAACTGAAACTATGACACCACCAACAGGAATGTTAGCATTATTAACATCGTAAGTAACTGAACTTGCAGTTCCTGTAAATCTTATACTACTTACACCAACACTCTCCTCTATAATGCTATAATTAGCATTATTTCCTGGTTCTTGGAATATTCCATTTATTAGAATAACACCATTTTCAGTTGATATTCCACCTACGTTAGATCCTTCCGCAGTTAATCTAAAAGTTTTTTCAAATCCAGTAAATCTTTGAGAAATGTCATCATACAAATGATTATTTGCATAGGTTTCATCTGACCCATTGACAACACCTGATCTAGTAAATACTCTTCCTTGGAAACTTGAGGATGTTGTAATTCCAATCCAATCTCTACTATCTGGTGGAGCAGTGCTTGTTGATATTGGGTTCTTGCCAAGAGGAGGCTCAATAAAGTTGAGTGTATTTTCAACAATATTATAATTACCTCTAATTTTGGTTATATTAACACCAGCAGTATGTGCTGTTAACGCAGTTCCTAACCAATTACGTAATACTTTAACAACATTGGTACTTCCAACTCCAACAGATTGAATCTTCATTATCTCATCATCAATCTGAACGTACTCACCACCAAAGAATGATGTTATACCTGAGAAAGTAACTACGTCGTCTGTTATCGGAAGATTCTTAGATAAAGTTGTAAATGTTGATGTCTTAGCAACAGGAGATTGTATTTGATTATCAATTGCAACCAAAACCTTCGTATTGGCATCTTTAGCCGTCAAGAAATGTTGAGTGGTCACACCAACTGATAACAGTTCAAAAGGAACAGCAATTCTCTTAAGAGCATCCTCTGCTGATTTTGCTAATTTGATTTTATCTTCACTCATTTTAATAGCGAAGACAGTTGGAGGTAATATGTTAGTGTTTCCTATACCAGATACATTTGTTGTTCCAATTCCAATAGAGTTAGTTCCAACTCCAGTTGCTGGATTATATGTTAATTCTTGACCAGATACAAAGAAGTGATTTGGAATAGTAATGGTTTTATCTGTCAGATTAACCACAGATGAACTTGATCCATCAAATTCACGTTTAAATATTGGATCCTCTTTGTGAGTTAAATTAAATGCTCTCTTTACTGCATTCTCTGTACCCTCATAAAAACCTTCTCCACTGCTAATTGATGTATGATCGAAGTCATAGAACGTTTCTCCACCTATCGCCCTCTCAGAGGGGAATAGAGAGGTGTTTGGCTCTATTCTTAGAGCATTCATGAAAGTCTTAACTTCTACATCAATACCCTGATTTGGAGTAAATGTTATCTCAGTTAAAGAGTTACCAACTCCAGTTCTTCTTCCACTAATGGTTCCTAATCCTGATACAGGGCCACCTTTAGTAACTACATTTCCATACTCTGTTAAGTAAACCTCTTCAGGATTTTCACCATCAAAGTCATCAACAATTAAGACTTCTTTAAATTCATAGTATTGATTGGTTAAGTCTGATACTTGAACAACACAATATGCAGCGTCAAAATCATTTTTAAATGTAGCAACACCAACTGGTTCAGGAACACCTGTTGCATCTATTCTCTTAGATTCAACAAGTATTGATCCATTTTGCATATCATAAGTTCCAACACCCACGGATGATTCAGAACTTATACCAACTATCATTGAACTCACTCTTGCTGTGCTAATTCCAGCATCAGGGAAATATTCTACTTTTAATACAGTTCCGTCAAGATATGGTCTAAATGTTCCAATGTCTCCAGCTGATGAAGCAGCATCAAATGAGTGTATTGTTAATTGACCATAAGTTTCAAAAGCTACATCACTACCATCATGAATAATATTTAATTCGTCAAACTCTACATCTCCAAGATCAGTTTCTACACTTACTAGAACCTTCGCAGACCTGCAATTGTTTCTATTAGTTGCACCAATACCAGTTATGGATACTATGTCACCAGAACTTCCACCAGCTATTAATACATTTGATGCAGCGATACTTACTAGAGACTCTGATAATGATCCTGTTGAAATACCAATCGTGGTTGTTCCAGATGATACTACAGTATTAGTTCCAATTCCAATTCCATCTATATTGTAAGACCAAGTAACAACGTTATAATTATTAAATGCGAATTTATTAGGGAAAAACTCTAATACGCCATCAGATCCATCAAGTCTGTAATCAAAAGATCCTAGATCTATATGACTCAAAACCTGACCATACTGGTTTACCATTGAGAAACCACGGCCACTGTCATTAAGAACAGTAACCATCATTAGTTGTCTTTCACCAGTGAAAGTTCTATCTCTTACATAAGTGATAAACTTTTGTAATCTAGCATTTATCGCTCTAGTTCTAGCAACATCAGAGAATCTAGTAGATCTTGGATTACTATTAAATTCTGCACTAAAATCATCTATAGTAAGAACTCTATTAGATACTGATTCAGAAAAATCTGTTAATATCTGAGTATTAAATGTTATTTCATTTGAAAATGGTTGAGTTGATCCTGAAAGGAAATTCTCTGATACCATATCAAAATTATTCTCACAGTTTAGATCTTCTATTCCATCCAACTGTATTAAGTTGGTTACTCTTGATGTCGATCCAACACTGATTGATGCATCTGGAGTCGATTCTATTTGTAGTTCACTAAATTTTTTAAATCCAGAAGTGTGATTTAATCTACTTACAACATCATCCCATGTTTGAACAGGAACTTTTGATTTTATTGAATATGAGAAGTTTTGATAGTAATCATTATCATGAATTCTCTGATGTTCATTATTAAGGAATCCTGTTAGATATTCCCATCCATTTTCTACAATAGAGAAGTAATCTAATTTATACTGAGCTGGGAATATTGTGCTTTCACTTATTAATCCTTTATCTCCTGTTTCAGGTGATATTAAAATATTACCAACTTTAAAATCACCAGAGCTTTCAACGGTTAATAATTTAACATCAGATAACCAATCACCAACAGTTCCATCGGATATTCCATCAGTAACTTTATCAGAACTTCTAAATTTATTAGATTTAAGTTTAACATCAAATTTTGGAAATAGCCCTTCGGGAACTAATTGTCCATCTGAAGTAACACTATCAAATCTACCAGGTGTTTGACCAACTCCCAAATGCCCATCTAGACTGTAAGTTACAGTTCCAATACCACCTAGATTAGATGCAATTGCTACAATTTCAAATCTAGCATATCCGTAATTTTCAGAATTATATCCTTGACCAGTTGATCCAACACCAACACTTACATTTTCAACTAGAACCTTATCACCTAATGTGAATGGGAAAGTATCACTTGTACTATAAGCGTCTTTTAATGTTACTGCTACTTGATTATTAGTTTCATTAAATGTAAAATTAGTAGCTCTAATACCATTTGGATTTCCAATTGGTATTATGGTTGGTGTAGTATTAGATAAATCATTCGTATTTTTTAATACCTGTACAACAGGATCAGTTGGTAAAAATCTAAGATCAATATCTTTTACTACCTCTTTAGTTCTACCATCAAGAACTACTAAACTTGGAGCACTATTATATCCTCTACCAGCAGAGGTAACACCAATAGACTCAAATCCTGTTAAGGGTTCTATTTTTAATATTTGAGGGAATCTTACATCAGGTCTTAAAGTTAAATCTGCAGGATAATCAAAACCAATATTTTCAATTTTTGTCTTTACTGCTTTTCCTATTGTTTCTGTTGAGGTGTTTAATATAGCACCAGATCCTATTTTTGATTTGACTGTTGATATACCTGGTAATTTGGTATATCCTCTTCCACCCTCTGATAAATTTATTTTTGATATAGGGCCAAAGGCAAATGGTGATATTGTTTCATATTCAATTTTAGCTGGATTGGATACGTATATTGATTCTTCAGGTATCCTACCCAAATCATATGTAAAAGTACTAGATCCTGTAGATATAACTTTAAATTTACCATTGTATCTACTACTCTCAAAAATTAATTGGTTGTTTAGATTAACATCATCTTCAATAACGATTTGTTTGTTTACCTTTGGATTTTCATTTAAATTTAAAGGTGTTAATTTATAATATAACAGGTGTGGAGTATTTTCATTTACAGTAAGAGTTATTTTTGCATCTCCAGAGACACCAATAACACCTGTTTGTTTTATTTCAAATTTATCTGATATACCATTTGTTTCGTACTTCTCATTAAAATTTGAATCTCTATAAAGTTCAAATTTAAAACCAGGAAACTTGGTTGAATTTTGTGTATAAGATAATGAAGAATCTGATAAATCAAATATAACTGTAGAATTTTTGTAAAAATTCAAAGGTGGGTTTACTGGGAATATAGTTCCACTTCCAGACGTTGATAATCCTACAAACTTAGGTGATGACGTTGTTGTTTGATACTTGTTTAATGTTAATTTTATTGTATTTCTATCCGTAACATAGGCATAGTATGTGCCTTGATCATCTAAACCACCAACTTGAGTTGCGGTGCCTACACCAGAGTATATTACTTGTTGGCCAGTTGTTAATTTATGATCGGGTATATTTACACTATCTGGTGTTCCAGAAATTGATGTTGTTGTTGTAATACCACCCGAAGTAAATCCTAGACCAGTTGTTACTAATTTTCTATTATATTGATTGTATTTAATATTAACAGTTGTGGTTACACCAGGATTAACATTAACAAATACAGTATCAAAGTTGAGAAGACCATGTGTGGATGATGTAGATACTTGTACTGTATTTTTAGTTAAATTACCTTTTAAAATATTTGGATTATTGTGTAATTTAAAACTATGCCAAGTATTAGTTCCAATACCAACAAAATACATCAATCCAGTATTTTTATTAGTTTCTGCTGTTCCTACAAAATCACCTATACTACTAATACCAACAGAAGCAAGACCAACTCTTACTGTAGATAATCCAATTAAATCTTGACTTAATGCAGCAACAAATAGTGGATTATGATCTGATAATTTGTCATCAACAGGGCCTATAGTTCCTGCCATGTCAGTGTTAGTTGCAATACCTATGGATAGTCCACTATTGGTATGATATGTAACTTGATCACCAGTTTGTAATTGATGATTTGGAAGATATATCGCTCTAGTTGGTATGAATACTTCAGAAATACCAGCACCAGGATTTGAGAAACTAATTGTTGTTCCAATACCAACCCCTGATACGGTTCCTAAACCAATAGCTTCTTTTGGATCAAAATATATTTCTTTATTAAGTCTCTTAGAAGAAAATCCTTTAAAACCAGCATCAACTGTAAACTTTCTTTCAAGATTTTCTATTCTAGTTGTAGCAGTATGACCAGCACCAATGGAACCAACCCCAACAGGTTTAGATGTAGTCGCATTGTATGCTCTTAGAACTCTTAATCTAGAGCTAACACCATCAACACCTAGTACTTTAACTTGCTCTTGAGTTGTTCCCGCACCTATTTGTAAAATATCATTCTCTTTAACTATGGGTAATCTAAGATCACCTGTCACAGGGATAAACGTAGCAATCCCTGTATTATGAACTAAAGCAGTTCCTATACCATCACTTAATGTAAGAACACCTGTAGATATACCAATTTGGAAAGATGAATTTAGTAAAGTATTTGTAGTTGTTAAACCAGAAATAATTACTGTAGCACCATTAATCAGATTATGTGGGCCAGTGTGTATTCCAAGGAATCTACTACTTTTACCAACTGGATAAAATTCTACATTTGATAATTCAGTAATTGAACTATCAATTTGAGTAACACCTGCACCCAAAACTCTAGAGACTTTAGCTTGTGCTGGATAATTATTTTGAAATTCACTTTCAAAAACTACATTATCGCCAACTTGATATTCTTGTCCACCTGTTAATATTCCTACGGCATCAACTGATCCCTTTTGAACTGTTTTAATTATAGAGTCTTGTTCAATAAAATTATTAGATTGAAGTAGATAATCATATCCACTATTCTTTTTATCAAGAGCGTATGGGAATGTGTTTCTAACCCAATTTGTTCTGTTTAAATCTACATCATTTTGATTTGATGTTGTTTTATAGTTAAAGGAATTTGGTTTTGATTTAAAAGTATTTCCTATTACATATGGAAAAGCTGGTTGTTTAAAGTTTTTAAATATACCATCTGATGTTGGAATTCTATCAAAAGTAGCAAAATAAGCATAAACTCCATTTGGAAATTCTGGAGTGACACCAAATCTACCATTGTTCTCGTCAAGAACGGCTTCATCGTTAGAATTATTCCATGTAAAATCTTCTATAAAAAACTGAGGAGGGAAATTGGAAGTTGGTGGTCTGTTTTGTTTTAAATCTAATTTATATCCAGATCTTAATTGAACTATATTTCCACCAGATTTTTCAGTATAACCATATGGGCCATAAATTGGATTACCATCATATGCCCAACCTATAATAGGAGAGTGATATTCTGTATCAGTTTCTTCACCATTTAAGAATAGTAAATCAGATTTACCAAATACTGTATTTCCATCAGAATCAGTTGCATAAACAATTTGTCTTAAACTTCTTGGAGCATAAACATAAGAACACTCAAGTTGTTTGCCTTGGTCTAAACCAACATCTATGAATACATCATCTTCAGTTATATTTTTTTCATTTTTCTTAAATTGGTTTACTGTCCATTTTTGAATGGATGGTGAAAATTTAGCTCCAATTCCCGAAGCATTTACCCTTAATGTTGTAGTCGAAGATCCATATCCAATACCTTTTGAATTAACCTTTACTGAAACTAATTTACCATTCTCTAATATAGGAGTTATTTCTGCACCCGTACCAATACCTGTTACAGATATAGATGGTGGTGTGTTATAATCTGTTCCAGCAGCACCAACAAATACATCAACAATTTTTCCTTCATGTATAACTGGAGTCAATTCAGCATTTCTTCCTGTGTTAACATTAACATCACATGGTCTTTCAAAATTTAAAATTTCTGATGACCCATAACCAACACCATTTTGTGAAAGATGGACAGATGTTATTCTACCTCTTACTATTGGTTGTAATTCTGCTTTAAATGTTGCACCAGCTAAAGATGATACACCAACTGCTCCTATAACCTCGACCTTTATTGGAGTGTAATTAAATGAGTGTGTCCCAATTCCTGCATCTGTAAGATTCTCATATATGCCTTGTCTATAATTAAACTCTTTAATTGTTTGTCCAACACCAACTGCAGATAATTTAAAGTTATTTTCATCAATCTTTGTGACAAAATAATCAGTAGATGCCACTAATCCACCAATAGCTACTGATGATGATCCAGCATCTGGAGTATATTGAATTAGTTCTCCTGATTTGTAATCATGATTTTCTATGAAAACTGAATTTAACGCAGTATTAATACCAATAGGATCACAAGTTCTTTGTTTATTTTCATATCCAGAACCTTTGTTGGTTAAAACTACTGAATTTAGAATTAATTTTCCATTTAAAGAACTAAATGAGTGAGTTCCTGATCCAAAATCTGTGAAAGTTACAGTATTGAGTCCAACTAAGGCATCTGTTCTTGACTTATGCAGTTTAATAGTGTGTGGATCTTGCACAGCAACAAAATAATTGTTGCCAGTATCAAGGCCAACAACTGCTTGTCTACCAAAAGTATTATATTTTACTAATTCTGCATCTCTAAACTTATGAAAAGTGCTAAATCCAATGCTAGAAGTGTCAATACCTGGTTTTACTGAGGTAATTCCAGTCGCATTAAATGTAACTTCGTATGGAATTGTAATTAATTTCGCTTCTGCAGCTGCATTTACACCATTTCCGCCTGAAATTTTAATAATTGGTTGCTCAATATAATCAAATCCACTGTCTTTTACTCTAAGTTCTTCAAATTGACCACTAACTGCACAAAAACCTGTGGCACCAGCACCAATTTGATCACTAACAACTAATACTGGTGGATTTATAACATCAAAATCACTACCACCAGAGACAACTTCAATATTTTCTATAGCACCATAATGACAAACATCTCTTGATTTATAATTTTTAAGTTCTACACCATTAATAAAGATACCATTATAACCAGATTCTGTTACATAAACATTTCCGTCATTAACGGGTGGAAGAATTTCCCTCAATAAATTTTGTTTTGTTATTATTTTATCTTTTAATTCAAATTTTTCTAAAGTTTGAGGGCCTAAAGTAATAGTATTAAAAGCAGTTAATACTTTTTCAAAAATATTATTAAAAAGATTTGATCTACTTTTTGCTAATTTTATAGTATTAGTATCTACTCTTTTAACAAAATATATTCCCTCACCAAAATCATTAGAATCCTCAAAAAGACCTGATAAAAATTGTTTAGAAACTACATTAGGTGCTACTGGAACAATATTAAATTCTGGTGTGTAGTAAACAGCGTCACCAGTAAAGAAGTTATGATCAATACCGCTAGTTATTTTTATTTCTTCTTGATTTTGAGCTACCTCTCCTGAGAAAACAACTTTTTGAGTTTTAGGATTTAATTTTAAATTAGTTCCATATAAAGATACAGAGGGTAATGAATGAGACGCAACTAAAACTTTATCATCATCTACATAAATGTTTTGAATGTTTGCTGTAAGATCATTTAAATTTTTATGTAAATCAGAATCTACTTTAGATATTTGTCTGGTTACTTTTTTAAGTATACTTAGATCGCTAATTCCCTCACCTCTAATGAGAAAAGTTCTATTATTGAATACATCAGTAACTACAAATTTACCAGGTAATCTTACATTATTAACATCAGTTACAAATACAAAATCACCAGTTCTAAAGAGAGTATCATCTTTAGAATTGATTTTATAGGTTTTATTTACATTATCAACTAGAATTACTGATTCAATATCATATGATTGAGCAGTATTAAAGAACCAATTATTTTGTTTAAAATTAGTCCCCATTTTACCAAGGGATTTAATTTTTGCTTTCGCTCCAACAGTTTGTCTTGATGTATTGGGAATTTCTAATTCATTTAAAACTGATCTAATTCTAACTCTAGTCCCACCAGTGCTACCAATTCCTGTGGAATATGCAAATGTGTTTTGTTCTAAAACAGCTCCATTATCAATAGGAAATTCAACACCTCTGGTTGGTCTTGGATCATAGATTAATGGATTTTTAACATATGCAACTTCTAGAAATTGAGTTAAAGTTTTACTGCGATAACTACAAACACCAATAATACCATTTGAATATGAAACTTCAAATGATCCTGCTGTTGGGAATCCAACAGTTGAATCAACATCTATGACAGTTCCACCAATACTAACTCTACCAACAGGCCCTTCAACATTTCCAATTACTTTTGTTTTTGCGTGTGGTGTAAATGTTCCACGTAATAATTCTTCAGAACCTTCAAAATTCTGAGTAAATGAACCATCAATACTAATTTTAAAATAACTGTTAGTTAAAATTCCAACATTTATTTTTTCTACATTTGAAACAGGGGCGTATGCTTCAGAAATGTTTTCATATTCATCTTGGAATAATGTTTTATTGAGTAAATCCTCTGGTTCTCCAAATAATGGTTCTACTATTAAATCTCTAGTTCTTCTCCAGTTAGCATTTGATGGTGATATTAAAAACTCTTTTGGTTTTATAATAGTAACATTTTCATTATATAAAGCTTTAAACAAAATATTAAAAGATTCATCAGTTCCTCTTGTTCCATATAAATCTTTAGTTTGTTTAAGAAATTGTTCACTCAATTCTGGTGTAAATTCTTTACCATCTAAACCTGGTGCTAATTGTTTTTTAATTTTCTTTAAAAACTCTTCTAAGAATAAAATACTTAAGTTTTGTACTTTATCTCCTTGTTTATGTGGCTCTGCTACAGTTCTAGAGAATAATAAGTTTTCTGGATCATCATTATTTTCATATGAAGAAACACCACTAAAACCTCTTTTACAATTAAAGAAATTTGAAGAATTTTTTGATTCATATGTTATAATTTCATTTCCAATCTTTAATAATCCAAAAGTGTCTGGAAATCCAGTTGTTCCAAATTCGTTATTAGCTAAATTTCTTGAAGTTTGTATTGTGGTGTCAGTATCTGATATATCTGTTGCGAGAACTGACTCTTTTGCATATCTTCCTTTTTTAAATAAATTAGCTTCACCTAATTCTGATATTTTAATATATTGATCAATATTTTCTATTAAATCTAAAACCCCACCCTGAACTTCTTGACCAAAATAATATTGGGACAAAAATTCACCAACTAAAGGAAACTCCTCCTTTACATAGTCGGGTAATTGGCTTTTTACAACCTTACTAAATGGAACTTTTTTAGATTCTGGCATCTCTAATTTCTTACGATTCGTTCAGGATTGTAACTAGGGGAAACTGTATAATTTGACCCTGATGGATCTAAACCAGAGCTAATTTCATCAACAATCATTTCAACACTACTTCTATCTAGTTGTAAATAAAGATCCTGTAATCCAATAACATCATTTGACTCAGGACATGCTGATATTTCCAAAATTTGTTGACCTTTCTTCTCTTTTCCAGAAGTTATGTTGATTGGGTTCAAAGTTATTCTCCCCTTTTTATAGTCAACGGTTCCAATGTTTCTTCTTCTTATTATTGGAGTTGATCCATTATCGCTAGGTAAAGAAAATAGGTTTAAATTTCCTGTTTTCTTGTCACTGAATGGAACATCGAATAAAAAGACATTTTCATTGATATCGGCAACTTTAAAAGCACTAGTTTTAATGTTATAGCCTAACATTGATTTTATATGAAATTCATTACCAAAATCAATTGCATATTCTGCAAAACTGTTAAGTGCAAGTCTCAAATCTCTTCTAATCTCAATAGTTGTGATATTTGAAGTTATAGATTGATGACCTTGATCAATAATTTTCAAAAATTTGCTATATTTGAATCTAGCACCATATCTATTTAACTCAGATGATTGAGCGTACTTATTGATATTATTTTGCACCACTGTCGATACAAAAGAAGCATTTGGAGCTAAATTTGTGTTATAATATACTTTACTTTCAGTTTCAATAAACAAATACTTAAGATCTAGTATTTCAGGAACTATTCCAGCAACTGCATATTTTTTTAAGTCTCTTTTTATATTTTGTTTAATTGCATTTGATACAAAATCACCAGTTCTTGGTTTTATGCTTATAAAAACTTTTCCAAACTGAGGTGGAACTAATTCTTCACCACCAAATACTGAAATTGATTCTGTTTCAGGAAAAATTTTATTTGGTATCAATATTTCATAATCATTTGCTGTTAAGGCTCGGTTCTGAGTCGAATAAACTTGTGGTGCGAACTTTCTTATGGAATCAACGCTTTCGATGGGTTCACCACCCGTAGAGGGGGCATCTGTGGTCACTAGGGATATACCACTAGTGACGGTGGAAGTAGTTCCATCCATAGTATATGCTAATTGACCACTAAAATTAAAATTTGATATCCCATTAGCAGTTTCTGCATTTGTAGTAATATAATTTACGGTAATTACATCACCTTGATTTAATTTTCTTCCAAAAACACCATCACCAAAAATTAATTCATATCTTTCATCAGCCACTTCTTGAATAAAGTAAATATTTGAAGTTCCAGTAACAGTTTTTCCTGTTGTAGGATTAAATAGATCATCCTGACGTGAATAAGTTACAGAGACACTACTTCCACGGTTTGAAGCAACGTTTACAACCAAAGTATCAATATCAATACCCGAATTTGTTAAAATAAATTTTTGATCTAGGTTTAAGAGATCAACTTCAAAGCTTTGTGTAACATTTGTACCTTCAAACACTGGACAATCAAAAAATTCAGCAAATCCATCCTTTACTGATACTGTTTTATCTTCAGTTATACCAAAAACAAAGGATTCGTCACCAAATTGGTTCCCAGAACTTACCACAGGGCCACTTTTTAGTGTTAATGATGAAGGGGATACACCAAGAGTTGTTAGATCTACGAAAAAACTTATATTTGTTCTTGATGCCTTTCTAGATCTTGGTAAATATCCAATATTTCTTGCAAGAGCGACTACATTTTCTCTCAGAGTCGCACTATCGATGAAAACTTCATTCGATACCATATTGGCATTGTATGAAGTGATATATGTGTTATATGCTAGTACATCAATTATTGTTGACAGGTTGGATCCCTCAAAATCATAGTCCGTGAAGTTGGAATTTGATTTTATGTACTGTGTTAGTGTTTCTTTAATCTGATCAAAGTCCAGATTAGCAAAATTTAATAGGGCCATCTATCGTGTCGGTAACAATACGAATTCTAACTGCTGTGGAGGAACATCTACTCCAACTATTTTATAATTTATCCTTACATCGAATTCATTATTCTCAAAATTGGGTTTTACATCAACTTCAATCAATTTTACCCTTGGTTCAAAGTTACGAACTGATGTTTCAATCTCATCTTTTATTTGAATAGAAGAAATTTCATCAAGATTCTCAAATAATACCTTAGATACGTTTGAACCAAAGTCAGGATTGAAAAATTTCTCTCCTGGTGACGTAAAAACTATGTTTCTGAGTGAACGAGCAATAGCAGCTTCATTTTTTAACGGAATTAAATCGTCATTTAGGGGATTTGCCTTAAATGACATGCTTAAATCCTTAAAACCTTTGCTAATTCTCTCTACAGGCACAATATTACAGCAATTATATTTTATTTATTAAGGATTTATAACTAAAATTCAGTCAAAGTAGTATATTGATCCTCATAATCAAGTCCATCGTCCTCAGAACGCTCATAAAGTTCAGTTTCAGACTTAGAATCGCTCTTTTTTGGTGTTAATTTGTCATTTGCTATCTCTCGAAGCATTTTTTGATGCTGGTGATTAGCTAAATTGTCTAAAAAATCATTACTCGCTGTCATTTTTTCTCTCCTTACTGGTTTTCCAGAAATAATTTTCGTCATTTCCGAGTCCATCACGATCATGACCGTTCTCAACCTGATAAAATACCGTTGAAACCTTGAAATCAGGTACTTTTGGTGTTTCAGGTGTTAAACTATTGTCATAAATTCGTGTTCTGTTGTTCGGATACAAGCAAAATTGACCATTATCAAGCTCAATTAGGTTATGGGACTTATGTTCAGGTGGATTTTCACTAGTTGAGTAGTCAACTAAGTCAGCATCTTGGTGATAATTGTCCAAAGTGCAGATATAAGTGCCTGTTTGTAGGCCATAATCCCTTGTCATTACCTCATAATGCATAGATCCTATGAATTGTTTCTGTACAGCGACTAATCCATAGTCCATACAGTTCCAAAATTGCAGATTATGCAGTTCCATATCAGGATCTGGTTTCTCAGGAGACGATAAAAATGCCGAAATTGGCAATTTATCATACATTGCAGCGTACTCAGGTAGATATGTTTCAAAATAAAAAGCACGTCCAGGTATCGATTTTGCCGAAACCCAAACGCCCTTTACATATTCACCATGACCACTCTGATGATCAGTCAAATATTCCTTACGAACCCATACTTCATAGGCAGGAAGATTTGCAATAAGACAAGGCATACAAGAAATTTACAAAAGTGTAGTTTTATTTAGTCAACATCCTTCCGAATCATGTATTAAACCCTCATTTAGATCTAATTCTATGAATACAGGAGAAGGAGATTTGTGATGATAGACCTCTACAAATGCATTGCAGTTAGGACATGTGAGGTTTGTGACTATATCATAGTCATTGTCTTCATCTAAGTCTTGATCTCCACCCCAGATAAGATCAGACTCGCAGTGCCAGCATTTCATGATGTCCAACGGGTAACGGTTAATTCAATGGAGCCATCGTCCATTTCCCACTCTTCCTGAACTTGAAATCCCTCTTCCTTTACAGTTGAGTGAACAAGCATTCGGGAGTATTGTTGATTAACTTTATCTATAAACCTTTTGACTGGAACATTTTCACTCCATGTTTCAAGATCAGTTACTAGTTCATATGTACCCGTAGTTTCATTAAGTCTAAAACCTATATCTTTTGATATGGCTAGATCAGCATTTACTACTTCATGATTTACACCATGAGCACCAGTTACCTTTAACTCTTGATTCTCTTCTGCATAATATCCAAGAAGTTGAAGTGCTTCAACCAGAACTTCCTTCTGTGATATTTGTGTTTTGATCGTTGTGAAGTGAGACATTTTCTTTGGTTGCGTAGTATTCAGGTTTATGAAGGACATGAGTTACTTTACCCAGTTTGCGATCAATATTTGAGGTGATGTTAACACACTCATCAGAAACGGCACCTATAACTTCTTCAATTACGGTGCCGTCTTGTCTTATAATGAACTTTAAAATTTGTTGTTTGGACATGTTACCAAGTTTTAGCATGAGTGTTCAGATCACCTTCAACATGATTATGATCTATCTCATCTATATGAGCATGATCAATTGACTCTATATGAAGATGTTCTAGAGCACTTGCGATGCGCTCTAGACTATTTGCAATACGTGAGATGTCATTATTACTGTAGGTCATCTTCCTTGTCCTCTGTATCTTTTACGAGCCGAGTTACGCGACGTTGGCGCAATCTTCGTTCTTACCGAGGAGCCTTGACGAGTTTTTTT